ATCACTTACAACACCTTCCTCGCATCCAGCGTGAGGGTATTCGATTCAACCTTTGACCAATCCTTCGCATGAGCGTACAAACACGAAGCCAACTCCAAGCGAGTGCCTTAACCATCACCAACGAAACCGCTGCCGGGGCGAACACCGCATCCCGTGTGGGCGGCTTGTTCGACGACCTTGCCGATACCGCAACGCTTGACCGGGAACGGGGCTTTGCGAACCTTTACCTCGACACCGACACGGCCTTCACCCCAACGCAGGGGCAAAGAGTCAAGTTGACAAGTGCAATGAAATCGGGCGTTTTGTCAACCTACAACTTTTCAAGGACCACGACATCGCTGACCTATACAGGCACAACAGGGGCGACCCTTCGCATCGCTGCGTCCATGGTCTTGGCACAGGGCAACAACAACCAAATCAAGGTTTACATCGCCAAGAACGGTACAACGATTGACCAGTCAATGACTGACATCACAACGAGCCACACGAACGGCCATGCGATTTATACGGAGGCCTACGTTACGGGTGCGGTCAACGATGAGTTCACCATCTACGTCAACGCAATCAATAGCGGTGCAAGTATCGCAATTTCAGCCCTTTCATTTACCATCCACACGCTATGAGTAATAAATCTACTCAACACTTCACCCAATGGTTGGGGATAGAACACAAGGTCCCCGTCATGCTGGAGAACCGCTCCGGCAAATACATCACCTACGGCTTTGCCAACGAATACCCCTACTACCTGCTTGACAACTATCGCAGGAGCAGCAAGCACAACGCTATCGTGAATGGTAAGGTCAACTACATCATGGGCGGAGGATGGCAGGCAGGGGAGGACTTGACCGTAGAGCAGCAGGCCCGATTCATCAAGTTCTTCGATGGAATGTCCAGCACCGAGGACCTGAACGACATCACCGAGAAACTGGTCTTGGACTTGGAGATTTTCAACGGCTTTGCGGTTGCGGTTACTTGGTCCAAGTTGGGAACGATTGCCAAGATGGAGCATGTCCCGTTCGAGAAAATCAGGGTGGACAAAGAAGAAAAGATGTTTCAGGTGGCGGACTGGTACAACGACGACATGATGCAGTTGTTCCCAAAGGTGGGCGACATCGAGAAGATTCCTGCATTCGACCCGGAGAATCGCCTCGGTAAGCAGTTGTTCTACTATCGGGTGTACGCAGCAGGCGTGAAGCACTATCCTCTCCCAGAATACATCGGGGGGAACGCTTGGATTGAGGCAGACGTGCAAGTGGCGAACTTCCACAACAACAACCTGCGGAACAACTTTTGGGGCGGGTACTTGATAAACTTCAACAACGGGATTCCTACACCCGAAGAACAGGGCGACATTGAGCGTCAAATCAAGCGCAAGTTTTCGGGGACCGACAATGCGGGCCGATTCGTTGTGACTTTCAACGACGATGTTAGCAAGGCTCCCACCTTGGAACCGCTGACTCCGTCCGACATGGACAAGCAGTTTGAGATTTTGAACAAGGCCATCCAGTCCGAAATCTTCATTTCGCACCGTGTCGTGAACCCGATGCTATTCGGTGTCAAGACCGAAGGCCAACTGGGAGGACGGCAGGAACTGGTGGAGGCTTACGAACTATTCAAGGCGACCTATGTGAACGACCGAGTTCGCAAGGTGGAGCGGATGATTAACTATTTGGGGTCGTTCAATGGCGTGGAGGGTATGGAACTGATTCCCGTGGAACCCATCACCGAGCGTCTATCCGAGCAAGCCCTGCTGACCATTATGACCCCCGAAGAACTGCGGGAAAAAGCGGGCCTCCCTGCATTGGAAAAGCAACCCGCCGATGTCGTCGGACCCAATCCCCAACCCGACGAGCAACCGCAAACGCCCATGGTCATGGGCAACGACAATATCAAGAAACTATCGGGCCGTGAGTACCAAAACCTCATGCGAATCGTCCGCCACTATGCGCAGGAGAAAATCACACTGGAGATGGCACGCACGATGCTCTCCGCTGGTTTCGGCTTGACCCCCGAAGAAGTGAACACCCTGCTCGGAGTGCAGGAGCAGGCGTTTTCCGAGCCTACATGGGGCGAAGAAGACAAAGAGGACTACGGATGGGGGGACGAGGAATTTAAGGTCTTGGAGGTGGTTGCAAGCAAGTTTGGGAGCAATGCGGACGACTATGTTGTCATGCACTCCAAGCCAATGCGGTTTGATGCCGATTTAGACGACCAAGTGCGTCAAGCCTTCGCTGAACTTGGCGAGGAAGAAAAGGAACTGGATTCAAAGATTGAAGCCTACCGCAGGAAGAACCGTGATGCCTCCGTGGAAGAAATGGCAAAGGAGTTCGGAGTTAGCAAGGCGAAGGTCGCCAAGCGAGTCGCCTACCTAATCACCAAGGACCGCTACCCAATCAGCAGGGCCGTCGACAAGATTGCCGAGCAGAACCTGCCCAAGAACGTGAAGGAAGTGGCCGAGCCTGTACTGGAGGTCCGCTACAAGTACGCATGGGCCACAGGGTTCAGCAACAAGGACAAAGGCTCCAGCCGTGAGTTCTGTAAGGTCATGCTTGACTTGGCCGGGCAAGGCAAGGTCTACACCCGTGAGGACATCGACGGGATTTCTGCAATCATGGGCTACTCGGTTTGGAACAGGAGAGGCGGTTGGTATCACACACCCAGCGGAGTGAATCGCCCCCAATGCAGGCACGTATGGGAGCAGCAACTTGTAATCCGCAAAGGCAATAAAATCACGAAGGCATGAAGGCACTATTCATAAGCGAAGAAACGCTGCTCGACAACTCGATAATCAACGAGAACGTATCCTACACGCAAATCCGTCCAACGGTTGTGAAGGTGCAGGAGATGCGGATTCAGCCGATTGTAGGCTCTCCGTTGTATGGGGAATTGATTACCCAAGTGGTCAGCGGTTCAACGTCTGCACTCAATCAAACGCTCTTGGAGGACTACATCCAACCCGCTATGATTCAATGGCTCTACTACGAGTTGCCCATGGTGTTGGCCTTTAAATACATGAACAAGGGCATGGTCCGTAGAACAAGCGAGGAATCAAGCCAAATGAGCATGGAAGAGATTACCCGGCTCACCGACAAGGTCAAGAACGATGCCGAGTGGTATTCCGAGCGGATTACTCGCTACCTGATGGAGAACCGCAATTCCTATCCGCTTTGGAACTCGCCTCCGTCTGCTTTGGATACCATCTACCCGAACGCTACCAACTACCGCACCGGGATGGTCTTGGACCGCAACAGGAGGATGGGAATCAGCAACTTGGATTACCCCTATCCCTACGGACAATTTGGGGCGTGTAATGACTGCTGACGATGGGTGCGCACAAGAAGAACATACTGAAACTGCAAAACTATGTCTTGGATAAAAATCAAGCAAGCCCTGCTGGACCTTGCCAACAACCATCCGCAAGTAAACTCCTTCGGGACGGGCGACCCTCTTGCGGTAGGCACGGACAACACGATAAATCTACGAACCCCAAGCCGTGAGCGAATCGTCTATCCGCTCGTTTTTGCGGACGTTCAGTCTGCAAGTACTGATGCTGGTACTTTGGACCTTGTGGTCGGTGTCTATTTTAGCGACCGTGTTGAATCCATTAAGCCGATGGGCGGAGTGGTTTCGGGCAGCCCTACGCTGGGTTGGCAGGATAACGAGGATGAGGTCCTAAGCGACCAACTGCAGGTAGCACAGGACTTCATATCAGCCCTCACAAACGACCCGAACGAGGACTGGACCCTCTCGTCCAGTGTGTCGCTTACACGCTTTGTGGAGAGCCGAGATGACCGCACGGCAGGATGGCAGGCGACGATGACCTTTGAGATTCCATTTGGACACTCGGTTTGTGAAATTCCCACATAAAAGACATTTACAATTAAACGCTAAAAAATGCCTACACCCATATTGCAACAAATGCTCGGCCAAGGCGGTACGATGGAGTTTATCAACGGAACCGTAACTGGAAAGAACTACGACTTCTTGGTAGTCAACGCTGCTGCTACATTCACAACCCTTACTGGAACTGGAAGTGAAAACCTGCTAACCGCTTACAACTTGTCGGGGGCTTCTATTTCCGCAGGTATCGTCATCAGCGGTCGCAACGGAGGCAAGATAACTGCCGTTATTCTAAGCGCAGGTTCAGTCATCGGTTATACCTTCCTGTAAGATGCTAATCGGCTACGGCTACGGCTACCCGACCAATATGCTCATCGGTGGACTTGCTGCCGGGGTGTGGGGTGCTTTTAATGCAAGGGCTACGGCTGACGGGGCAACCGCTGCCGAGGCTGCCGTGAATGGCTGCCTGTTCGTCCGATTCGCTGCAATCTTCAACTTCTAACAATGCCGACACCTTCGCTAATCCTTGTACCTGCACGATTCAAAACGGGCAAACTTTACACCCCAGTCGCTACGACTTCGGGCGGTGTGGTCTTGGGTGCATCGGGCGACTTCAATGTAACCCGTGCGACTACTGCGACCCGTGTGAATGCGAGTGGATTGATTGGGGTGGTGGCTTCGGGGATTCCGAGGTTGGACTATCCTCTTGGTGGTGGATGCCCTGCGTTGCTTGTGGAGCCGAGTGCGCAGAACTTGGCGTTTCATAGTGAAATATGGGCTAGCGGCAATAATTGGACATTGGATGCAGTTACCCGTGTGACAGGTTCAACATCGGCTTTTCTTGCCCCCGATGGTACATTCACGGCTAACGCATTAAGCCCAACGAGTGCGAATGTTTTTCACGGTTTATATTCCAATTCATCAACTCAAAACACATACATAAGCGGCACGATTTACACGCAGTCGACTTTCTTCAAACAAGGCACGGGCGTAGCAGGGCGGTATGTGCAACTGACTTATACGGGGGGCGGTCAATTTACGCAAAACGGATACGCTAACTTTGATTT